TTACCGCAGGAATTTCTGCTAATTCCCATTTGTATGTTCCATCAGGTTGCTGAACATAATCAATGTGTTTAGACATACATTTCATGTATTTGTATTTAATTCTAACAAATTATTCAGATTTGGCCTCGTTAGCCGTTGGTAGCACTTCACCCTGCACCAAAATGTCTCTAAATTCATCTCTATCTATAACCTGCTGGTCAAACAAGGAAGTTAATGCTGTAATATCCTGTCCAATTAATCTTTCAATATCGAAGTCTCTACTGATCTTTACTTCAGGTGGTTCAATACCTACATAATCAGCAGATAAATTAAATGCTTTTTGTAACTTCTGTTCCAGTTCCATAGATACCATTGCAAGCATAGAATTAGTATCAACACGATCCAAACGTCTTGCATCAGCAGATTCTGCAACAAACTTCTGTTGACTCAATGTACTGATACCTAAAGTAGCCATCTGCATCTGTAATTCCTTGATCTCAGCAGATTGAGCATCAAAAGCACTACTTGCTGGTTCTACATAATAGACTTTATTGCCAGGCTGAGTTGCCATTGCATAATTGACAGATATAGCTAAATCTTTGGTCTGGTCATCATATCCTTCCATTACAAGCATTGGTTGAGAAGCAACGTGCAAACTATGAATTAAATCTGCCTGTCTTTGAAAATGTGCAAGATTCAGATATGCAATATCAAGTAATGGTGGTTTACTTGTCATGTTATCAACCTTGCCTGAGTAAACAGTGACCAAAGGTATCTCGCCCAAAGAAAATTCGCCTGACTCGGACAGTTCAAAATCTTTTTCACCTGCTGGACTAGACATATTCCCAGAATAAGCACCGTCATTCTCTTCGTACATATCTTCGACTGTTTCTTTCTTTCTAAAAACACGATACCTCCCAGGTTCTATAACTCTCATTTGATCGTATATCTTTTCACCAAAATCGCCATCAGGTAATACAGCTTTTTCTGCAATTCTTACCTGTATAAGATTTCCATAATTAGATTCTCTATCCAATCTCCAACCATAGACATTTGTAGGATCTATTTCAATCCAATATGGCCTACGATTCTGTTGACGTTCTTCTGCCAAACTTACCGCACCAGAAGGTGCTGGATAATCAACAAGGATATGACTTTGACCATAAGTTAATGAACACATCAATACTCTTCTTGCATATTCATCTAAATCTGATTTACAACCATCAACATCCATTTTGAACATATCAGTCCAATATGGATCGCCTGTTAGTGTAATCGGTTTACGAAGAACCAAACCTGTTGCTGCTCTTATTAATCTCTGAGTAAAAGGACTGAATACTGATCTATTTACTCTTGCAAGATAAGCATCATAATC